GTGTAATTGTTTTCAAACGTGATGCATTATGGTGTGTTCAAACTGCAGATGGCAAGCAGTACTGGGTTGGTAAATATAACGTAGAGGAAATCTAATGAATCTACATTACGAAACTAAAACTGAGCTTGTAGATAAAATGGAAGCTTTAAAAATTGACATTAATGAAGCTGATGAAAAATACCAACAGGCATTGGCTCGTGGTGACTTTGATACTTGCGGTAAGTATTCAAACGAACGTGCTCAATACAGACGCACATTTGCAAAATTACTAAAATACAAAATGAAGAGGAAATGGTTATGAGTAAAATTTTATTTATCCTTTTTGGCATTACATTATATTTTTCAATGAATAATGCTTTAACAAAAATGACAATTGCAGATTGCAATTACGGAATACAATCAGCTTGTGAGGAATTGAAAAATGGACAGAACTGAATCTGAATTTATTTTTGCAAAATTCTTTGATGCTTATGATGAATCAAGAGCTAATACAAAACCATATTTAGGTTTACTAGGTGTTTATCAACTATTTCACGATGAAAACGGACACTGGTGTTTGTTTAAAAAAAATGTTGGAATTGATTGCGATAAACATAAAGAAGAAGATGATGCAGAAAAACTTGTGGAATCAGAAGATATTTTCGATTTGTTTCGTGTTTTAGCTGAAGAGCAATTTAAGAACCACAAAAAATTCTATAATAAAGAATTTAAATATCAGGATAAAAAATGAAACCATTTACATTTCCTTATGACCCATATATTGGTCAAATCTTTTTAGATCCTAATTACAGAACTTGGGAATTTTTAGAAACTGAAGATAATAAAGGCAAATGGGTCGATATAACCTTAGAAGAATTAGCTCCGTGGTGTATTTAATGAACGAACATTTTAGACGTAAATGGATAAAAATTATAAATCAATCAGACGAAAACAAATGTCGATTATTTATAAAAAGATTAAAACAAAAAGACATTAATATACCATTTAATTCAAAGCAAAAATTTGTTTTTATGCTTGCAAAAACAAGATTAGAGTATTTAGCACAAGCAAATAATCCAAACAAAAAAATTACTAGACTTCCAAGAGCAGACGAAACAGATGTTAATTGGAAAAATCCAAAAGCAATTTTTAATAGAGCTTTACAAGAATTTTTACTGACAAAAGAAAAAAGAAGTGATAAAACAAGATGAAATTAATCACAACAAAACCTCTTCTAATTAATGTTGTAGGCAAACCTGCACCTCAAGGAAGCAAAGTAAGAACACGTTATGGAATGAAAGAAGCAAGTACATTTGTAGCACCGTGGAGAAATCAAGTAGTTTCTGCTTGTATTGAGCAATCTATTAATGAAGGCGAAGTAATAACTGAACCTGTAAAAGTTGAAATTAGCTTTACTTTCTTTAGGCCAAAAAGTCATTTTGGTACTGGTAAAAATGAAGGACTTTTAAAACCATCTGCACCACAATTTCCTACAAGCAAACTAATTGGAGATATTGACAAGTTGTGTAGATCAACTTTAGATGGATTATCAGTATCTAGCGGTGGGATATTACTTGAAGATGATAGTTTAGTCATGCAATTGGTAGCTGAAAAATTCTATGTGCCTATGAAGCCACCAAACAAACAGGGTGCATGGATTCGTGTTTCGAAATTATAATAAGTAATAAATGAATGGTGTACATGACTAAGAATTTTGATATAATACAATTAACCAAAACAATTACCCCAAATGGAAATTAACGAAAATGGTTCCCTTGAACAACAAGTCAAATCAACTCCCAAACTGGCTTCTGCTCTTGCTAAGTTTCAACAAGAGTTCAGCAATGCAGTTAAAGATGCGTCAGGTAACTTTGGCTCGTATGTTTCACTAAGCGAAGCAGAATATGCTGTAAGTCCAGCAACCAAATTTGGACTATCTCATACATTTATTATTGAAAGTTCTACATCACATACAGATCAACCTTTAATGTGGTGTACCTGTAGATTAATGCACGAATCTGGTGAATTTATAGATTCAAGATTGCCATTATTAACTGAAGGACAAAGAGGGCAAAATATTTACCACAAAATGGGTTCAGCAATTACTTATGTCAGACGATATATGCTTCTTGCTGCTTATGGATTAGGTCAAGCTGATGATGAAGCTGATGCATTTAGCCAAAAATCTGCTGATAATGATAATACAAGTAAAGCTAGACCCAAAAAACCTATCTTTCAAGTTGCAACAACAAAACCACCAAAAGGCAAAGATAAAATATCAGAAGAATCTTTTAAGCAATTGCGTGCTGAATTAAATTCAAGACCTGATAAAAAGGAAATAATGGATAATTTTAAAAATAAATTCTATCCATCTCTTGAAAAATTACTGTCACATCATATTGAACTGACAGAACACGAAGATTATTTAAGAGGACTAATGACAAAAACAACACAGGAGCAAAAGTAAATGACTCAAGCACCAGCACAAAAATCTAAATTTTCAATGTGGTTTAACTGCCAATCAGAAGGACAAGCCCATAAATATTGGTCAATGTCTGAAATTTCTGTTGATGAGATTTTGAAATTGTATGACTATGCAATGGACGAAAAAAATCTTATAAAAGATTATAAAGGCAATAATGCTGTAAAAATAAGAGCAAAAATGTTTGCAGCACAATCATCATCAGGTAATCCTTACATGAAGATGGTTATAAGCGACTATCAAAAGCCAAATGAAGAAGAGTTTTAAAAAAGACGTACAGCAAACTCTTCCGCATGAAGTTCAGGTGTTTATGAAACACCTTGAACTAGGTTTGCAATGTTTTGATTTAGACTTTTGTGATTTTCAGCCACATACTATGGTTCACAATCAGCATGGTGCAGGGCTTTTATTTTCTCAGTTATCTAAAAAAGATCATGTAGAAAGTTGCATGGCAGAAAATTCCTTGATTGTTTCAAAGACAGGTGTACACATGAATAAAGATAGAATATTATTTTTTAGTAATGAACAACCACCAACACATTTAGCATTACTTGTGTTATCTGCAATGGTACAAGAAACACCACTTAATTTTGAATGTGAACATTGCGATAGTTAATTAAACAACTCTTCTTCTTCTATTTCTAAAATTCTTACTAAAGCATGAGTTAATACATAAGAATTATTTACATTTTGCTGTAGCAATTCAATAGTGTAATTTTTTAAAACTTCCATATTGTTGCAATGTAATATCTCACGAATTTTTAATTCTGTAGAAAGTTTCTTTTCTACAGGTATTGGTTCCACTAAAAATGATGCGAAACTTTTTTCCATTATTTAATTGGAAAAAGTTGTTTTTCTAAAACATCAACAGCACGATCATCTAATGTATTTGTAGTTTGTTTACAAATTGCTCTTAATAAATCTACAACTAATCTTTTTACAGAAGTGGTTGTAAAAAACCTTAAAAGTATAGGTTTTAGTATTTTTAACATAATGTTAAATATGTGTTACTTTCCAAACATAACAAGAAATGCTACATTTGGCACATGGCTGTTTGAAAAGCAGTGGTCAAATGCTTAAGGATTCCCTCAAATAGCCTTTTTTATTATGGATGATCAAGAACCAAGTAGAGTTGAAACCATTGTTAAAGTCTGTGTACTTTTATGGTCGGCAACACTTTTATCACTTTCATATTATGAACCACCAAGTGGGAAAAAAATAGTAGACTTTGATCCAACTTTTATCGCAAGTATTTTTTCAGCATCTACTGCATCACTAGGTTTTCAAATCAAAAAGAAAAAAGATACTATAGTAGATAATAAAAACAACAAAGTTGGAATCAAATGAAAAAACTTTTCTCACTTTTATTTCTTATTCCGTCAACAGCTTTTGCTGATATAAAACAAGAATTTGTTACGTCTGCTCAAATAAGTGTAGATATGCCATATGTTGTTACAAATAAAGTAGGAACTACATATAGTCTTAGCGGAAACAATATAACTCCATCTGTAACTGTAGGAGATACCACAACATCAGGAAAGATTGGTGGAATCAATATTGGTTCATTAAGTAATGGCGTTCCGGCTATGATTCAAACAGATACTTCTATCACAACTGCTGGATCGGCTTTTTCAAAAACCGAGTCAGTAACTATGGGTGATGCTACACCATCTGCTGTGACTCCTTCTAGTGGTATAGCAGCATTGCCAGTTTTAGGAGGACAAACAACTATTGGGTCAGGAGGTACTCTTGGATCAGGAGCAATGACTTCTTTATCATCAGGAGTTCATACTTGTACTGGTGCATTTGGATCTGGTTCTAGTTGTATCGGATCAACAACTATCCGTATTACGATTGACTAGATTTTGGTTACTGATTATAATTGTAATACCTACGAAGTTGATGGCCACACCCGTAGTCCCTCAGTTTCGTAGCGGATCTCAGACCACTTCCTCTACAAGTCAAAGTGTTATAAATGAAACTATCACAAGTTATCAGTATCGAACTGGCTATTCATATGCAGCAAGTGGACATAACATTAAAGCAGAAACTGGATATATTAACCCAACAGCAACAACAGAATCAATACAAACAGTTGGTGGAGTAAATTTTAGTTGGACTTCACCAAATCTAGAAGCAGTACCTCGTTGGCAAATACTTACAGATGGTGCAGCTTTTTCAATACAAGAAACATTAATAACCCCCGGATTAGATACAGTCACAAATATAACCAGAACAATTACTACCTCACAAACTTCAGAAACTACAAGTACATTTGGGCAATAATTTTATTATTATTGCCAATAAAAACATTTGCTAATACCACTGTAAGTTCTCCTCAATCACAAAGTACAGGAGTAGTTAATAATAATGCTACTATGATAACCCCATCAAGTTTGCCACAAAATAGATATTCACAAGGAATAGTTTGTACTTCTCCTAGTCTTACAATTACTCCATATTTAACTGATGCTTGGTCTTTTAATAGACCAATCGAAACAGTAACAAGAACACCTATTTATGATGAAGATACTGGTGCAATAAAATATTATTCTGAAGTACCAAGATTCGAAAAAGATAATTACAACTTAAATTATGGTATCAGTATGCAATTTAATATACCTCTTGGAAATGGTGGAGATTTGTGTAAACGTGCAGCAAGGGTAAATATTGAAGCACAAGAATTATTAATTAAAAAAACTAAAATTGAGCTAAGTTTATATCGTTTAAAAAATTGTAGTGACATGGCAAAAATGGGTGTCCAATTTGTGCCAAATTCTCCATCTGCTGTAACTTGTCAAGATATTATTATTACAGTGCCACCTAATCAGGTAGTGCCACATAAACATAAATTAAAATAGACAACTGTTTGGGAGCCTTAGCCCAAGCGCAAAGGGACAGCAAACTTCAAACCTTTTACTGGTTTTGGTTGTCTATAAGGATTAGCTGCTCAGCCTGTCCTGATATTATTTTACTTTATTTTTTTTCTTCGTCAATTTAGTTATAATTTGTTTTACTAATGGCTTTACAAGATTAATAAGAATCGGAGTAGAAGCGGCAACCACAGCAATAGCAGCAGCATTAGTAATAGCAGGGACATTTGGAATGTATTGTTCTTTAAAATTTGTGTTTTCATAAAGCGTTATACATTTCCTTCCATCTTGCGATAATTTATGACCAGTAACACGCTCTAGTCTTTTATCGTTACGAAAGTCTCCTATTCTTTGATCAATGTCAGATGGACATTCTATGAAAAACTTATCTTTTTTATCTTCAGGTATCTTTACTTCTTCTTGTTTTGTTTCTGGTATTTCTGGTTCACTCATATTAATAGGTGCATCTTCTGCCATTATTAAATTATTTGGTTGATAGTCCATAGGGTTAAAACTAGGGAATGGTGCATCACAAGTAAAAAATACTCCATTAGGGTCATCAAGTAAAAGATTAATATTACCAGTATTTTTTATATCTCTATGCTGATATGTACAGCCGGATACATTTATATCTAAAGGTATTGTTTCTGTGTGATTATAAAA